TTGACGATATTGAAGAAGCTCACTCACACGTCAACTTTATGGATCTTGCTACCAATCGTGCAGCATATCGTTTAGCTGACCAGCATGACCAAGAAGTACTTGGTTATCTATCAGGTTTTAAACAGTCTGCATTACATACCGATGCTGATACAGTCAATGACCAAGTAAATGGTACAAAAGCTGTAGCAAGCGCAGGTTCAGACGAACTGCTTTCTTCAATGAAACTGAAGAAAGGTGACTTCGGTAACATCACAACAACTTCTGCAGGAGATCACTCAATTCCTGTAGCAGCACGTCTACCAGGTGCAACTGCGTTGCCAACAGCAACTGTTTCCCCTGCGATGATTATAAATCGTATGAAACGTTTGTTGGACCAACAACAAGTTGATTCACAAGGCAGATGGCTAGTTGTAGATCCAGTATTCATGGAAATCTTAGCAGATGAGGATTCTCGATTCTTAAATGCTGATTACGGTGAATCAGGTGCTCTACGCAACGGTCTAGTGCTAAACAATATGCATGGTTTTAGAATGTATGTTTCTTCAAACCTTCCTCACGTAGGTACAGGTTCAGGAACTTCAGGTTCTGCAAACCAGAATGCTAACTTTGGTGTGATTGTTGCAGGTCATGATTCTGCTGTTGCAACTGCAGAGCAGATCAGTAAGACTGAAACATATCGTGACCCTGACTCATTTGCAGACATTGTTCGTGGTATGCACCTATACGGCAGAAAGATTCTTCGTCCAGAAGCAATCGCAACTGCTAAATATAACGCAGCGGGGAGATTGAATTATGGCTTTAGGTGATAATACACTTCAGTCTGCTCGGGGAGTGAATAGCAACCCAGGTAGAAAACCCTACATGGTTCAAACTGTTTTGAATCTTGCAACTGCTTTGTCTGACAAAGGTTCTGCTCTTGCAGCATCTGATGTCATTCCAGTAATTGCTGTCAAAAAAGGAACTATGATCATTAATGCAGGTATCGAAGTTGATACTCAGTCTGATGGTTCTACATTAACTTTAGATCTAGGAACAGGGGCTGATGCCGATTGTTTTGTAGATGCATTTGATGGAACATCTGCAGCAGGAGTTGTTGCTCAAAATGCAGCAGCATATCAACCATTGATGACTACTGCGGATGACAACATTGACCTAACAATTGCTACACTATCTGGTGGTGCAGTTGCTACAGGTAAGTTGCGCATCTGGGCAGTTATGATGGACTGTACAGACATGGGTAAAGACGGTACTGCTCAAGAAGTAGATCGTGATACACTTGCATAACTAACTTAAGGGGCAGGGCAACTTGCCCCTTTAACTTACTGATATGATACTTACAGCTAAAAATAAACGTACAGAATGGGACATACGTGTTTTTAATTTAGATGAAGTATATTGGGAATTAGATGAAGCTGCTAAAAGAGATTTAAAATTTTTAGAAGCTATAAAAAATAGCATAGATAATAAAGGGATGCTTTGGCCTCCTATAGTGTGGACACAAAAAACTTTTTTAAAGTATTTTGAAGATCAACCAGACAGACAAGATCCCATGAAAAGAATAAACACAAATTTTATTTATCGTTGCGCAATAGGTAATAGTAGATTTAACTACGCAAAAGAAAATAAATATACACAAATAGAATGTGTATTTATACCTAAATGGCAGGATAAGGATATAGTTTTAAAAACTACTCAAATGGAATATTGCGTAGATTTTTAATAAAATAAGGTAGTTATTAATGGCAACTTATATAACACTCGTAAATCAACTTCTTACTCGTTTAAATGAAGTTACACTAGATACTGCAGGAGATGGTTTTACCACAGTTCGTAATGTTCAAGCACTTGCTAAAGATGCTATTAATAACTCTATTAGAAATATAATTCAAACAGGACAAGAGTTTCCTTTTTTAAAAACAACTAACACACAGACATTAGCAGCAGGTACTAGGCAATATGCCTTTCCTGCTGATTTTGCTTCTGTAGACTGGGATACATTTTATATAAAACAATTAGGATCTGCAGGTAATACACCTAGCTTTCTTCCTACAATATCTTTTGAAGAGTACACTCAAAGATTTCGTGGCTTAGATGACGAAGGTGATTCTGGTTCTGGTATCTCGGCACCGCAACGGGTGTACCAAACACTAGAAGCAAAGTTTGGTGTTACACCTGTACCAAACGATAGTTATGTAGTAGAATATGTATACTTTTCATTTCCTGCTGATCTAACAGCTTTTAATGATACGTCTGTAATACCTGATAGATTTAACCATGTACTTATTGATGGTGCTATGATGTACATGATGAGATTTAGATCTAATGATCAAAGTGCTGCAATACACCAACAAAACTTTGAGAATGGTATAAGATCTATGAGACGAGTACTTATGGATGATCCACTTGATGTTAGGTCAACAGTAATACAGAGAAACAAATCATTTAGTAACACTATTAGTAGTATTGTGTAATGCCCGAAAATCTAGCCTCTTTTAAAGTCTTCTGTCAAGGTGGACTAAATACTAGCAGAGATGTGTTATCTCAGGGTGAAAATCAACCTGGGTCAGCTACCGCACTTATTAACTACGAACCTGCTGTTACTGGTGGCTACAGAAAGATAAATGGTTTTGCCAATAACTACGGCACAGTTACAGGTACAGGAAATGTATTAGGTGTAGCTGTAGCCGATGGTATAAATGATGGTATACTGGCGTGTAGAAAACCATCATCAGGTAATAATTATTTACATAAATGGAATAACTCTAATTCTTCTTGGACTGCTATAACAACTTCAGGTTCACCTACTATGGTAGGAGTAACTAAGGTTAGATTTTCTAAATTTAATTTTGGCACCCCAAAGGTTGTATTAACAGACGGTATAAATCCTGCAGCTACTTATGACGGTACAACATATACGCAGATTACACATTCAGATGCACCTACAGATCCTAAATTTTCTGCAATATTTCAAAACCATCTATTTCTAGCAGGTGATCCTGCACACCCAACTAAATTATTTTTTAGTGCTCCTTTAGCAGAAACAGATTTTGCTGCAAGCAATGGAGCAGGTGTAATAAATGTAGGTTTTCCTATAGTTGCTATTAAATCATTTAGAAACGAATTGTTTATATTTGGTGCAACTAATATTAAAAAGCTAGCAGGTACTGCATTAGCTAACTTTGTACTACAAACTGTTACAGATGATTTAGGATGCCTAGCTACAGATAGTGTTATAGAGATTGGTGGAGACTTAGTATTTTTATCACAAGATGGTTTACGTCCTATTTCAGGTACAGCTAAGATTGGTGACGTTAATCTAGAAACAGTGTCTAAAAATATTCAGTCTATTTTTACAGATATTATATTTGATATTGATCTTGAAGGTCTCAATGCAGTAGTAATTAGACAAAAGACACAGTTTAGATATTTCTTTGCAGGATCAGACTCTCAAGGTATTATAGGTGGATTTAGGCAAACACCTAATGGATTGCAGTTTGAATATAGTCAAATGTTAGGTATCACAGCTACATGTGCAGCTAGTGGCTACATAGGACAAAACGAAATTGTTATACACGGTACTTCAACAGGTAAAGTGCAGCAGCAAGAAAGCGGTAACAGTTTTGCAGGAGAACCCATATTTAGTATTTTTCAAACTCCTTTCTTTCATATGCAAGATCCAGAGCAAAGAAAAATATTTTATAATGTAGCTACTTATCTAAGATCTGAGGGTGATAATTCAATAGTAATGTCGGCAGTATATGACTATGAAGATGTAGATACGCTAAATCCAACTAACTTTGATCTATCTACAACAGGAGCTGCTGCTTTCTTTAACGAAGCAACATACAATAGTACAGCAATATTTGATGGTAATCCATCACCAGTACAAAGAACTAATATATCGGGATCAGGAAAATCCGCATCTTTTAAATTCGTAACTAATGATACAAATGCATCTCACAGTGTACAAGGCTTAGTGGTAACATTTGGGGTAGGAGACAGGTTATAACATGGCAGGTTATTCAAGACAATCAGCAGCCGATATTATCGCTAATGCGGTTATTAAAGCT